AAATAGGGGCTTTTGCAGGGCAGCAGGCGCGGGGGCAACTTTTTGCACATAGACCACGGCTATGGGGAGGTTAAACTTTGCGCAACTTGGGGAATTCCCTAAACGCAAAAGGATTTCCCTAAACGCAAAAATTTTTTAAGACGCAAATCAAAAAATGAAAATTCAAGAAATCGAAATCGAAAAGTTAATTCCTTACGCAAGGAATTCCCGAACGCACAGCGACGATCAGGTCGCGCAGATTGCGGCAAGCATTAAAGAATTTGGCTGGACTAATCCGATCTTGGTTGATGGCGAGAACGGCATTATTGCCGGTCATGGCCGCTTGCTGGCTGCGCGAAAGCTGGGGCACGATAAAGTGCCGGTTATTGAACTGGCGCATATGACCGAGGCGCAGAAACGCGCTTATGTGATTGCTGATAACAAATTAGCACTTAACGCTGGCTGGGATGATGAAATTCTGGCGCTTGAGCTTGGCGATTTGCAGGATGAAGGCTTTGATCTTTCGCTAATTGGCTTTGATGAAAAAGAATTAGAAAATTTACTTAATGAAAATGTTGATGACCCAGCAGAGGGCGGGGCTGGCAGCTTAAGTGAGCGATTTTTAGTGCCGCCATTTTCTGTGCTTAACGCAAGGGAAGGCTGGTGGCAGGCAAGGAAGCGGAGCTGGCTGGCGCTGGGCATTAAGAGCGAGGAAGGCCGGGGGGGGGGCTTGATGATGCAAAATCAAGACGGCCTTTATGACATTATGAGAAAAAAACCTACAGCAGCGCCGGGTGGCTCGCCGGTAGTCAGCGGATATAAAAACGGCGAAAGGCAAACCGGCACAATTGGAGCAGAAAGCGGCACTAGCGTTTTTGACCCGGTGCTTTGCGAAATTGCTTATCGCTGGTTTTCGCCTGAAATGGGTGTGGTGCTGGATCCGTTTGCTGGCGGCAGTGTGCGCGGCATAGTTGCCAGCAAGCTAAACCGCCGATATGTTGGCCACGAGCTCAGGCCGGAGCAAGTAGCCGCTAATCAAACGCAAGCGGCTGATATATGCGCTGATGATGCTCTGCCGCCGGTCTGGATTTGCGGCGATAGCCGGAACATCGACAAAACTTGCGCAGAGATTGAAGCCGATTTTATTTTTACCTGTCCGCCGTATGCTGATTTAGAGGTTTACAGCGATGACCCAAAAGATTTAAGCACGCTTGGCTATGCTGAATTCAAAGATGCTTATTTTGAAATAATAAAAAAGTCGTGCCAGCGGTTAAAAGACAATCGCTTTGCTGCCTGCGTAGTTGGCGAGGTTCGTGATAAAAAGGGCAATTATTACGATTTTGTGGGCGATACTGTGGCAGCATTTCAAGCGGCAGGGTTGCATTATTACAATGAAGCAATCTTGGTGACCGCGGTGGGCAGCCTACCGATTAGGGCTGGGAAGCAATTTAGCGCCAGCCGTAAGCTAGGCAAGACGCATCAAAATGTGCTGGTGTTTGTGAAGGGTGATGGCAAAAAAGCCGCAGCAGCCTGCGGCGAAATTGAGATTGCAGAGGATATGTTAGAAGTTATAGCGGAGGGCTAAGGCTTTAATGCCTGCGTCAATAGTTTGCGCAATGTTGGGGTTGATTTGGCTTGCCCAGCGCGGGTTGGTAATAGCAAGGTGCGCGTCAAGGATAGCGGCGCGTTCTTTGCCGAGGTCATGAAATTTGGCTGCGATCTGGATAGCTTTAGCAAAATTGCCTGCTTCGTATGCGGCTTTAACTTGGCTTAATTTAGTTTGCATCATGATAAGTCCTCAAAAGTGTATGATTGACTATATGGCAAAAATTAACCCAATGCAACAATTTATTTAATTGCTAAAATGGCAGCACACAATAAACTACCGCCAGAGGTTCACGCAGTTCATGGCAGCAAAGGCATGAACGCCGGGATCATCATGCCGGAAAAATTAAAGGCGCGGATTCCGTTTGCTGAGTGGGCAAGCCAACCAGAGTTATTTACCAAGCAGCGGTTTGTTGATGAAACTGCAAAGTATTTGTTTGATGTTTATGGCATCGGCACCGATCAGGATCGGCACACCCTAATGATGCTGGCAGACCAGATGCAAACATACATTGATGCTCGGTCGCAACAGGACAAGCATCCGCTGGTGGTCAAAATCAACAACGGCAAAACCCTTGCGCCAAACCCTTACATTGCGATTGCAAATAAGGCAATGGAAAACTGCATTAAGATTATGAACGAATTGGGGCTTACGCCCAAATCCAGATTGGCAGCAAACAAGCTGGAAGATGCTTCGCCATTGGCTGATTTCCTGAAGGGCTGGCAACCACAATGAAATGGCAGGATGGCGTTGTCTATGCCAATCAAGTGGTAAAAGGTGAAGTGCTGGTCTGCCGCAATGTGCTGCTTGCCTGCCAACGGTTTTTAAATCAACTCGAAAACAAAGATTGGGAATGGGAATTTTACCCGGCAGCGGTTGAGCATTTCCTAAAATTTGCATCCATCATGCGCCATGCCAAAGGCGTATATGCCGGGCAACCGATCAAGCTGGAACCGTTTCAAATCCTGCTGATCTGCGGCATCTACGGCTTTTGGTCTAAAAAAGACAAAAGCAAGCGCATGGTCAATGATGTGATCGTGTTCATTCCGCGCAAAGCAGGCAAATCAACATTGATCGCCGTGATTGGCTTGTATGAATTGATCTTTGGCGAAAAAGGTTCCGAAGTTTATACGCTGGCAACCAACCGGGATCAGGCAAGTATTGTATTTACATCGGCAAAAGGATTGATCGAATCCATGCCGCAAGAAGTGCAGAATTTGTACAATGTGCAAAAAACGCACATTACCAAAATTGGCGATTCGCAATCCACGTTTAAAGCATTGTCGCGGGATACCAAAAAAACCGGCGATGGCATGAATCCATCATGCGCAATTATCGACGAAGCCGCGCAGATCATTGATCGCAACTCAATCGAAGTTTTGCATTCGGGCATGGTGGCGCGAAAAAATCCGCTGCGCATTTACATCACCACCGCCAGCTTTACCAAAGACACCAAATTCCACGAAGATTTGTTGATGTTTCAAACCATGCTATCGGGCGAAGCGCCGGACAATCCGCGCTGGTTTGGTCTGCTATACGGGCTTGATCCGCAGGATGATTGGCGCGATCCGGTCATTTGGGGCAAGGCAAACCCGATGCATGGCATTTCGGTATTTGAAGAAGCAATCGCGGCAAGGGCTGAAGAGGCTAAATTTAAACCGGCAACGCTGAATGAGTTTCTTTGCAAGACGCTAAATGTTTTCGTAAGCGCAAATTCAGCTTGGATCGACCGGTCGCATTGGGATGAATGCGCAGCGCCGCCGGACAACCGCGAACCGGAATCCGTTTATATCGGTTTTGACTTGGCGGCAACGCGAGATTTAAACGCGGTTTGTACTTTAAAACGGTATTCGGAAGATGATTTTTTTGCAGAATGGAAATTCTTTTTGCCGGAAGATGCGCTTGATCATGTGCCGCAACATTATCAAGACATCTTTAGGAATGCCAAAGATTCGGGAATCTTGCACTTGACGCAAGGCAATGTCATGGATGATCGCGAGATCAGCGAATACATTAAACAGCAAGCAAGCAAATACGATATCAAAGAAATTGGCTATGACGCATACAATGCCGCAAGTTTAATTGCCAGATTGAATGATGAAGCCATGCCGGTTAAAAAAGTTGGGCAAGGCATGGCGGTATTAAGCAATCCATCCAAGCATTTGGAAAAATTAATTCTTGGCAAGAATATCAAGCATAACGGCAACCCATTTTTAGGTTGGCAACTTCAGAATTGCGAAGTGTATGAAGATGTCAACGGAAACATAAAAATTCGTAAGAATGAAGCTGATAAATCTGCAAAAGTCGATGGTATTATCGCGCTAATTATTGCGATGCATTGTTCGTTGGATCATCCAATCGACAGCGGAACTTATGGTTTCCGCATTTTTTAAAGGCAGAAAATCATGGGAATGCTAGACATTTTCAAGCGCAAGTCGGTCACAAAAGCCGAAAGCAACACGTTATTTGGGCAGACCACGCTTGGCAACAATGTGCTGCGCAATGTTGGATCGGCGACTGCATTCCAGCAAATGCTTTACGTCACCACATCCAGCGCAACCCAAGCGGGGCGCACTGTCGATATGTCGGTGCTATCGCGCAATTCGACCGTAATGGCTTGCCTTGCGGTCAAGGCAAGGGCGCTTGCGCAACTGCCGGTGCAAATCATGGCGTACAACGCCAATGACGAATTGGTCAATGCTTGCCATGACGAAAGCATCGGGCAGCGCGACAAAATTAAAGCGCGGCAAGTTTACAGCTTGCTGGCAAACCCGAACAATTTTCAAAGCCAATACGAATTCTGGTATCAGTTTAGTATGTGGCTGGATATGGCAGGCGAATGCTATACATTGTTTTGGCGCAAGGATCAAAGCAAGCCCGATCAAACGCCATTGGAAATGTACATTCTGGATGCCACGCTGATCACAACCCAATTGACCGAAACGCGGTATCCCATGTATCGGCTATCTACGCCGAGTTATGGATTTTCGAAAGATATGCCGCTGGATTATTGGCAGGTTATGCACATGATGGAAATGGGCTGGCAAGGTTCCGGCGGCTGGAACAAAGGCACATTGTTGGCTGAATTGGTTGGTTTGGATCAAGATATTGATCTTTACGCAAATTACGTCATGCAGAATGGCGCAAAGCCAAGCGGCTTGTTCGTGACCGATCAGGTCATTCCTGATTCTAAATACAAGGAAATTGCGGCGCGTCTGAAAGAAGGCTGGTCGCAGCTTACCGGCTCACGCCCCACCGATCCAAGCAAACCCGGTCAGGGAATGCTGCTGGATAATGGCATGAAGTATATGCCGGTCGATATGCTTTCAATTCAGGATGCCGATCTTGCTGCGCTGAAAGAACAAACCATGAAGCGGATTTGCGGCGTGTTCGGCGTACCGCCCCAAATGATCAGCGTGGGCGAAGGTAAGTTTAACAACACGCAAACAATGCTTGATGAGTTTTACAAAAGCACGATTGCGCCGCTGCTTACCAACGTCGAGCAGAAACTAAAAATGAGTTTGTTGCAAGGTTATCCAAACTTATACATTCAGTTTCAGACGGACAATTTCCTAAAGGGCGCACCGCTTGACCAGATGAATTATTCCGTGGCTGGTGTTAATGCTGGAATTTTGACACCGAATGAAGCGCGAAAATATTTGGGGCTTTCGGAAATTGATGATACGATTGCCAAAACGCTAGTGAGTAAAAGCGGCAAATCTGAACCGATTCCGGGTTCATCACCACAAGACACAGGCGGCGGCGGCAATACCAATGTGGTCGGAAAGACCGGGCAAAATGGTAAAGCCTAAACCCGATCAAAAGCGGCAGCAGCAGGTTGCCGACAAAATAAAACAAGCCGCAAGCAAGCGCAAAACAAAGCCATTGCAATCGAATGGAATGCAACAAAAAAAGGTGATATTCCATGACTAAAAACGTGACGTTTTTCTTTGAATCACAGGTTGCGCTTGGCAAATCTGCCGATGAATCTGCTGATAATTCAGGCAAGATTGAAGCGATGTTGACGACTTGGGGTGCGCGTGAAGGCAACGATGGTCGGCGCTTCAATTATCAACCTGAACCATTTAAAGAATGGGCGCGTGAATTTTCTGCTGTCGGCAGACCATTGCCGATGTATTTCCAGCACAATGATCAATCAATGCCAGTGGGTCAATGGGATGAATTTGAATTCACCGATGAAGGCATGATTGGTCGCGGCATGATCTACACAAACACGACAACCGGGCGCGATCTTTATACGATTATGAAAGAATCGCCCATGATGGTTGGCGGCGTTTCTGTTGGCGCGTATGCAGAC